AATATCGCCATTACATGGGATATAGCGGAATTTGTTATTGAAACGATCATAAGTGTACTTATAACCACTATCAAATACTGCATATGAAGATGAAGTAAGAGAACTAAAGAATCTAATAATATTAGTTGTTTGTGTTGTTGTATTTGTTATGTCAACAACATTTGCTCTATGTGGTGAAATACATGCTACACAATCCTTTCTACTCTCAGCAATAGCAATACACTTGTTTGCTTTTGCCTGAGAATCTGATTCAACTAATAAACCAGGACCTTGTAGTACATAATCAACTTCGACTTCATCTCTATTAGCAAATAAATCATATGAATTAACCAAATCACCAAGTTCTGCCTGCATTCCATCTCCGGCAGAATAATTAACACCACCACCAAGAGTGTATGTTACATTTCCAAGAGCACTAAATGTAATATTCTGCGCATCTTGACCCCACAAACCTTCTCCAATTGTTTCTGCGGTATAGTCAGTTGAGAATCCAGTTGCTGTTGGTTTAGTTAGACGGTAAGTATCCTCTGCTTGGGATGGATTATATCCTGCATAAACATACTTAGAAGCATCGGCAAGATAATCCTTATACCAAATTCTCTGTGGTGAATTAACTTGAGAAATAGTATCTGCTGCTTTAGATATACTTAAGTGCTTCTCAAGCATATTTCCTTGAATACCTGTCACAGTACCAGTATCGTCAACAATTGCAAAATGCATTGCATCATTCTTACCATTTCTAGCAGCTACATAAACATTTGTTCGTGGTTTTGGTGCAATAGATTTCCAATAAACTGTTGAATTCATTAACCCAAGAGTTTGTTCATCATACCAATCTTTAATATTTGATGCACTAAGTCCTGTGCTAGTTGATACTCCAGAATTATTAACAAAAAATACCGTATCACTATTTTCAAATGAAGCTACGGAATTTCCCTGTGCATAATCCACAGAAGTTTCTGTTCCTGCAGAAGATACTCTAGAAACTACTTTTACATCAACTGTGCTATTACCATTAGTAGCATCTGTAGTTATTCCAGTAACAATACCTTTCAAATAACCATTAAATGAAGTAGTGGTTCCAATACCAGCAATTGCTGTAGTGGTAATAGCAGTCGTGACTCCATATCCAATTTGTGCATAACGTCTAACATTAGTAGTTGCAATACCAACTGTTTGATCTGCAAAATCGTCAATCATGCAGACTTTAAGACTATTTGCCCAGGATCCTGGATTCTTTGCTGCATAGTCAAATTCAACAGATTCTCCAGACCAACTATTCTGGTAATTCTCATAACTTTTGATCTTTGCACTAGCAGTATTTGCATAACCAACAGCAGCGTTGGCATTATTTAAATTAGTGCCATCAGTTCTTACGACCTTGAGAACTCCTCCATAAGAAAGAAAGGATGAAGCAGTCATCCAATACTCATACTGAGCATCCGTGGAGATTGGTTTGCCAAATGTATTAATTAATTGTTGCTCGGTTTGAATATTGGTCGCCTCATCTACTGGACCAATTTCAAAAGGACCCGCAATAGCACCAATATTATCTAATACATTATCTGCTCTCCCGACTGTTAAATCAACTTCCCGTGTGATTACACCGGGAGATAATTGAGGAGTCGCCATTTTTTTCTCCGTAATTCTCAGTTTATCTAAAAATTATTTATTATTTTCAAGGTTTACATATAGTCCCACATGTAAGATCTATCACCATATTCGTCTGTAAACCATCTATCACCATCTTCATCCACAAAACTATCATCATCCATCCCATCAGAAATAAACCCAAATGGAGACATATCTTGTTCTATTTGATTCTTCTGTTCTTCATATAATCTCTTCCGTACATCTTGATCAGTAAGTTCTTTAAAGTAATCTTGTGCTACTAACCATGCATATATCACAAGACACATAGCTAAATCATCATTACATCCCTCCTCTGCTTCAAATGAATTATGTTTTTGAATAAATGTTGTTAATTCACTCATAATATCATAATCGGTAAAGAGAAGTTTATTCTCCTCAATCATTGTTTTTAAATTAAGACATCCAACTTTTTTAACAGTTTTAGACATCTTTACTCCAAGTTGGGTCTTTTTACCTGAAAAACCTTGCCCCACGATTTGCCCCGCTCTGCCCCTCATAGAGCACATAAGCAGATTTTGATACTCCAGGTCATATTGGAGAATAGATGCCACCTGATCGCCCACATCGTTGACCTCACAGAGTATAAATGCCTCATTATAACTCTTTGCTACTTCGTATATAATACTTGGAAATAGCATTGGTTTAATTTCACTATTTCTATACTTAGCTACAACTTGATGTGGAAATTCTGTAATGTCTACAACAACAAATGCAGAATAATCTTTTCCCACTCCTCGCGCAACATCAACTGTAACAACATAATCATGATTCACTATAGGATCATTATATACATCAAACCCAGCATTTCTCTTTTTTGGATTATCATAAACAAGTGTCCTTAATTTACTTGGCGCAATAAGGGTATCTACAGAACCAAGAAATTCGCATTCAAACTCAACTTTAAATTGAGCATCAGAAGTATTGGCAATAGTTTGCTCTTTCCATTTAGAATCCCTACCAGGTACTTCTGACCAATGGACCTCTGTGGGTATATATTCATTTTTACCTCTTTCAGCATCATGCCACATACGGTAGAAATGATTCATACCATGAGGCGTAGATACTATGATGACTTTTGTGCTTTGACCAGAAGAAATAGTAGGATAAACAGAGGCAAAGAATTGGTCAGCAATGTGATTCGGGATGAACGCGAACTCGTCAAGAAAGATGACATTATAGGAACCGCCTCTGACAGCAGATGCAGATGTAGAAGCTGCCAATATCTTACTGCCATTTTCCAACTCCAATGAACCTTTATTCCAAGATAAAATACCTTGTTGCATCCATTTAGGTAAGTTCTCATATGCAAGTTGCAATCTTCCAAGCAAATCTCTAGCAGTAGATGCTTTGTTTGCTAAAATTGCAATATTTACATTATCATTAAAAACTGCATAATGCAACAGATATGAAACCACAGTAGTTGACTTACCCGTCTGTCTTGGCATCTTACATATATTAAATCTATTCCCATGAAAATTATCAATTAACTTTCTTTGAAATGGATACATGTTAAAAGGAACAAGACCTTCATCCAAAGAAACAATCTGTATGTAATTCTGCGTAAAATAAACAGGGTCATCTTTACACTTAACAAATTCAAAAACTTGCTCTTGTGTAAATTCAATTTGGGTATTGGCTTTCTTTAGATTCGGATTACCGAGATAAATGTCATCAATTAAAGGCATAATATAAGCTCCTACATCATTTGTCCGTGTATGTGTTTTTGGGTTTTTCTATCATGTTCTATAGTTTGTCTTGTCATATCTAATACTTTTTGTAAATTTTCAATTTTCCTTTTTAATTCTTCTGCTTCTTTCTTACTTTCGTCCTCCTGTCTGGAGGAGTGGTTCTCCTGGGTCATAGTCCGATACTTGGTAATTCCAGAGTCTAGCTCCAGGATAGACTTTCAGCATCTGATCCTGAACTTCTCTGCGTGATGGGATTTTGATTTGGGGGAAAAACATTTGTATCTGGTAGTTCTTTCCTCGCCAAGCCAAATAAACATGTACTATATTTCCTGTTCTATTCCAACTTGGAACTCTTTTTGCTTCCCGAATTCCATTTGTGCAAGAACATGGTTGTGCTCCACAACTAGGACACTTAGCACCAGCCTTTATTGGTTGTGGTCTTATAATATCAATAATATGCGTAAAGGTATTTCCCTCCGCATCTTCAACGGTTAAATTTTCACTATAAAATTTTTTAAATGATTTCATCAATTTTTAATAAGTATCCCTTAATATTTATTAAAATACTTAATTAACCATCTAGTGCTACAGTAAGACCAAGACTCATTCCTGGGAGAGACTGCCAAGTGGTTCCATCATAGAACTCCATCTTTTTACTAGTACTATTAAAGATCATTGCACCTTGAGATAATCCACTCATTGCATCTCTTTGAGTAGTAGTTAAAACAGGTGGATAGAATGCAGTTGTCGTACTATTACTTATAAATTGAGTAGCAGTTACAATACCAGTAGTGTTAATACTAACAGTAGTTCCTATACCAATAGAACTCTCCTGTCCTTCTTGATCTGCAAATTCTATTTCACCAGTTGTTACACTCTTTTTAATTGTAATTGCTGTGGTGCCAGAACCAATTTTCAGTTCATCTAGTCCAGTAAGAGTCTTTGCATTAGGATCTAAAGTAATCGTTCCTTGACCAACAGAAAGAATACCAACAATTCGTGCATCCCCATGAACAAAAAGACTTGTTCCAGATGCACCAACAGC